TTAACGGAACTTCATGGTCTAAATTTTGAATGATAGCCTTTTGGTAGTTGACTCTACAGATGTTGATTATGTTTGGGATGATGTTCAGCCTTTAATAGATAAAGCATTAATACATTCTGAAGGAGAATTACTTTCAGAAGATATTTTTAAATTAATAAAAAATGAAATGCAAGTATTATGGGTTGGCATAAAAGATAAAGAATTATTTTGTGCTGGAGTTACCGAAATAATAAAATACCCAAGAAAAAAAGTGTTAAGAATAATTACTTTTGCAACTAAAAGCGGTCACGACTATGAGCATTGGAAAGATTTTATAGAGGTGCTTGAGGCTTTTGGTGCTAAACAAGGGTGTGCATCTGTTGAAGCGTGGACTAGAAAAGGTCTTGCAAAAAAATTAGATTGGGATCACGAATACTCAGTAATAACAAAGGACATTAAAATAAAATGGCAGTAAGAACACCAATACCAATATCGCAACCATTAGCGCCGGGACTATTAGCGGCTGATTACAGTCCGTTTAGCACTGAAGCAGGCGCAAGAAGTGGAATGACACACCTTCCAGGTTTTTTAAATTACAATAAATTAGTTGGATTAGTTGGTTCATCCCCAGATAAAGCACCTGATTTTACAAGCCGTAAAGATGAATTTATTTCTACAAAAGGCGCTCCTGAACCAGTAGGATCAACAGGAGCAGGACTTCCTATGCCAGAAGTTGAAGGATATAAATATGTATATCCTAGATATGAATTTAGAGGTGGAGAAGATGGCGTTTATGTAGAAACAGGCACAGAAGATGATAGAGATGCTTATGATTATTATCCATATTTTCCAACAGGAATATCTACAGGAAGTCCGTTTCTTGTAGGCGTTAGATTAGTGAGGGAGTAATATATGTCAGGAGGAAGCCAAACACAGTCAACTCGTACAGAGCCATATGAGGCGCAAGTTCCTTATTTAAAAGCAGGTTTTGAGCGAGCAGAAGATTTATACACTTCAGGTAGAATGACTCCAGCGTTTTACCCTGGAACTAGAGTTGCTCCATTTGATCCTGCTACACTTGAAGCGCAGAGGTCTGCACTTACATATGCAACAGGCCCACGCCCTGCAAACTTACAGGCAGGAGCAGAAACTACACAGTTAGGTGGATTACAGTACGGCAGGGATTTAATGGACTATGGGGCTTCAATGAGAGGCCCAATGACAGAATCTCAGTATGCCGGTCTAACACCATTTAGCGATGCTCAGTTTTCTAGTTTGCTTAGTGGGGAAGTAGATACTTCAGTATTTAATCCTCTTGCTGATGCTTACAGAAACGAGGCTATGGGCCAGTTAACAGGAGAAATTCTTCCGGGTATAAGATCACAGTTGGTTCAGTTTAACCCCGGAGGTAGCACTAGAGGAGATATAGTCCAGGCTAACGCTGTAGCCGCCGCTAATCAAAGAGTAACAGATAACATTGGTAAAGCCATGTTTGACGCTTACAATCAAGCACAGGGCCGTAGAATGGGTGCGGCACAGATGGGTCTTGGCGCTCAACAGTTTGGTCAACAGCAGGGAGCCGCAGGCGCTGGTATTGGAACAAGTTACTTAGGGCAATATCCTGATGTTATGTCTGCTCCTTTGGCTAACATTGCTGTAATGGACAGGGTTGGTCAACAGCGTCAGGGTATAGAACAGCAAGGAATTCAGGCCGCGCTTGATAGATATGCTTATGAATCGCAACTACCAACAATCGGATTGCAGAATTATCTTGCGGCTATATCTGGAGACTATGGTTCTAACGTCACTTCTACTGGCCCTGCTGGTCAGAATCCTCTTATGAGTGGTCTTATGACTGGATTAGGAGCCGCATTTGGTGGGCCTCTCGGCGCGCAAGCAGGTAACTTTGCAAGTGGCTTGTTAGGTTAATAGGAGAATAATATGAATCACAACCTTGTAACAATGAATCCGGGTTCTGCAAGAAGAAATAGACGAAGTAATCAACCTTTAACTTTGCAACAAAGGATGCTTCTTGAAGAAGAAGAAAGACGGCGGCAACAAAATATTGCACCCGGAGATGCTATATCAGGA